GGCATCGCGCTGGTGCGGATCAGCGAACGCGCCGATGTCGAGCCGATCTGGCGCGACATCCAGGCCGGGCACATCCGCGCTGTCTCCATCGGCTACCAGGTCCATCGCTTCGAGGTCTCGAAACCCGAGGCCGCGCGCGAACTCTGGCGGGCGGTCGACTGGACGCCCTTCGAGGTCTCCGCCGTCGCGGTCGGGGCCGACCCGGCCGCTGGCTTCCGCGCCCAGCATCCCCTTTACGACTGCGTCCTTCACCGCCGGGACGCCCCCACAGAGCAAGGAGCATCCCCGATGACGGACAAGACCCAGACCCCGGCGAGCGACGCCGCAACCCCCGCCACCACCCAGCCGGCTGAGCCGGTCGAAACCGAGGACACCACCATGACCGAGCCGAAAGCGGCTGCGCCCGAACCGAAGGTCGCCGCAGTCGAAACCCGCGCGCAGCCGAAGCTTCAGAAGACCGACGCCCCCAGCGCGCCCGATACTGAGGCGGTTGCCACCCGCGCCCGCGAGGCCGAACGCGACCGCGTCTCCACCATCTACGATCTGGCCGGACGGCTGAACCTCGAGCGCGGCTTCGCCGAGGATCTGGTGAAGCGCGGCGTCAGCGTCGACGAGTCCCGCCGCCTGATCCTCGATCAGGTCGCCGCGAAATCCGACGAGACCCGGACCTTCAGCCAGGTGTCGGTCCCGCTCGGCGGACGGGATGAGCACATCACGCGCCGCGACGCGGTGGCGAATGCGCTGCTGCACCGCTACAGCCCGACGCTGTTCCAGCTGGAGGACGCCGCGCGCCAGTATCGCGGCATGACGCTGCTGGAACTGGCCCGCGAGAGCCTCGGCAACGCCGGGGTCAACACGCGGGGCCTGTCGCGCGACGAGGTGGCGACCCGGGCCCTGCATTCCACCTCGGACTTCCCCGAGATCCTCTCGGCCGTCACCAACAAGACCCTCCGGCAGGCCTACGAGGCCTATCCCCGGACCTTCATGCTCTTCTGCCGCCAGGTGCTCGCCACCGACTTCAAGGCGATGCACCGGGTTCAGCTCGGCGAGGCGCCGCAACTGCTGGAGGTCGGCGAAAGCGGCGAGTTCAAGCGCGGGACGCTCGGCGAGAGCAAGGAGAGCTACAAGGTCAAGACCTATGGCAGGGTGGTCGCGATCACCCGCCAGACCCTGATCAACGACGATCTCGACGCCTTCACCCGGATCCCGGCGATGTACGGCAACTCCATCGCCCAGCTGGAGTCGGACGTGGTCTGGGGCGTCATCACCGCCAACCCGGCGATGGCCGACGGCAACGCGCTGTTCCACACCACCCACAAGAACCTCGCAGGCACCGGCGCGGCGCTGGCCGTCGAGGCGGTTGGCGCGGCCCGCGCGGCGATGGCCAAGCAGACCGGGCTCGACAAGAAGACGGTGCTGAACGTGCGGCCTGCCTTCCTGATCGTGCCCGCCTCGCTGGAACTGAAGGCCGAGCAGATGGTCGCCCAGAACCTCGTGCCCGCCGCGACCGCGAACGTGGTGCCGCAATCGATCCGGACGCTGGCACCGATCAGCGAGCCCCGTCTCGACGCCGCCAGCGAGACTGCATGGTATCTGGCGGCCAGCCCGAACCAGATCGACACCATCGAGTACGCCTATCTCGAGGGCCAGCAGGGCGCCTACATCGAGACCCGCAACGGCTTCGACGTCGACGGTGTCGAGATCAAGTGCCGCCTCGATTTCGGCGCCAAGGCCATCGACTGGCGCGGTCTCTACAAGAATCCGGGCGCATAACCTGCACCCCATGCTGAACCCTGACACGCGGGCGGTCCTCACGGGCCGCCCTTCGTCTTTCCATAAGGACCATCCCCATGAAAAACTACGTCCAGCCCGGCAACACCATCACCCTGACCTCGCCCTACGCCGTCGGCTCGGGCGATGGCCTGCTCGTCGGTTCCATCTTCGGCATCGCCGCCGGGGACGCCGCCATCGCCGAACCCGTCGAGACCGCGCTTGTCGGCGTGTTCGACATCACCAAGGTCGGCTCCCAGGCCTGGACCGTGGGCGCCAAGGTCTATTGGGACGACACCAACAAGCGCTGCACCACGGTGGCCACCGACAACACCCTCATCGGCGTGGCAGTCGAGGCGGTGGCGAGCGGCGCGGGCGACACCATCGGACGGGTGCGCCTGAACGCGACGTTCTGATGAGCGCCTTCGCCGCCGCGGTTGGCGCGCTCTTCGCCGATCCGAACATCGGCCGGGACGCGGTCTACATCGTCGACGGCGGCGCGCCCGTGCTGGTGCGCGCCGTCGCCCGGCGTGCCGACGCCGTCACCGACTTCGGCGATGCCCGGCTCTGGTCCGAAACCACGAGGATCGACCTGCGCGTCGCCGAGGTGGCGAACCCGCGCCCGGGCGACAGGATCGAGATTGATGGCGACGCCTTCCTCATTCAGGGCGAGCCCGTCCGCGACCGCCAGCGGCTGGTCTGGACCGTCGATCTGAGGCCTGCGTGAAACTGAAGCTCGACATCGATCCCGACATCGTCGCGATGATGGCGGCCGAGGTCGCGGCGGGCGAGCGCGCCGTCACCGCAGCCATGCGCGAGGCCGGGACAGGGCTGAAGTCGGCATGGCGGTTGCAGATCACCGGCGCGGGGCTCGGGCCCCGGCTCGCCAACTCGATCCGCAGCCAGAACTTCCCGAGGTCGGGCGAGAGCCTGGACGCGGCAGCACTGGTCTGGTCGAAGGCGCCGGTCATCGTGGGCGCACACGACACCGGGCCGCTGATCCGCTCGAAGAACGGGTTCTGGCTGGCGATTCCGCTCCCCGCCGCTGGCAAGTCCCTGCGCGGTGGCAGGATCACCCCCGGCGAATGGGAACGGCGACGCGGGCTGCGCCTGCGCTTCGTCTATCGCCGGACGGGCCCCAGCCTGCTGGTGGCGGAGGGACGGCTGAACACCAAGGGTCAGGCGGTGGTGTCGCGCTCGAAGACCGGACGCGGAAAGGTCACTGCGCCGATCTTCCTGCTGGTGCCGCAGGTCAAGCTGCCGAAACGGTTGGACCTCGCGCGTGATGCTGACCGGGCGCTGGATGGTGTGCCGGGGCTGATCGTGGCGAAGTGGGTGGAGGGAAAGCTGTCATGAGTTCCGTTGTAGCGGCCCAGACCGGGCCTTCGTGGATGGCGCAGCTAACGGCAGAAGTGAGCCCTCTCGACCGAATTTCTGCAATGCGGCTAAAGTGTGCTATCATGGTAGAGGCAAAAACCTTCAACAACTGCTTGAGTTTTGAACGGGGTTTGTGGCAGTGTCAAACGAGGTATTTTGCAGGCGTGCCAAAAAGGAGGGTTTTTGGAGTGCGCTAGGATCTGGTTTACGGACGCAAATTCCGGTCGACGACCTCATGCCGTGGAACTTTGACAAGCAAGCCTGACACCGCTTAACTACCAATAAATATTCTTTACTGCAATTATGACATCATTGAAGACGGGGTAAGACATGAGTATTCGCAAGTTACTGGGTAGAGCCGCCATTGTTGGCGCTGGCATTGCCGCTGTTTCTATTGCCAAACAGGTTAAAGCAAAGAGCGACCGAGGGCTGGTCGATCACATGATGTCCGACCGCGCCGCCCGTATGACACAGGAAGAACTCGACCTTCTAGAAAGCTATATGTCAGATCCCGCTGTCGTCGAAGCCTTCAACAGGCTTCAAGGCGAACGATGGGATGGTCAGGTGGAGCGGATGAATCTGCCGTATGAGGAAGCTATCACTGCAATCGATGCAGCGCAGACGCGCGACTCGTCCCGCAAGTACACTGTCGCAGAGACCAAGGCGAGGCAGGCGATGGCGATCCTATACGAGGCCATGTCGCGCGGCGCTGAAGCGCGGGTCACGACTCAGAAGCTACTAATCGACGCCGGTCTGTTTGAGCATTTCGCCGATGCTGATCATCCGATGCGCCTGCTTGTGACCTTTCTTGATGAAAGCGCTGGTATCGATCCTCAGACATGGTGGAAATGGCTCGACGACAGGGCTTCTCGGGGCCATCAAGACTTCATATCCTTGATGAAAAAGGTATTTGATGAGCGGGACTATCAAGCAAAGCTTGCTCTACTGCGCAACGAGGGTCTCGATAGGGACTGACCCTGTGCCATCAGCTAATTTCACGCGTTAGCAAGTTTGCTGGCCGAAGACATCGACACGACCATCCCGGCAGGGCGACTAGATCCAACTATTTAACATCCATCGCCCAGTTCAAGCGTGAGCAGATTTTCAGAGCTGGCGAGATAATTGCGCCGTTCGACTCATTGGATCGTACTTAAAGCCACGGAGAACGCCATGTCAGAGAAACGCTGGCTCAGTTCGAAGGGTGGGATAAAAAACCGCTGGTGATTGGGACATTGGCGTACCTTTCCTTTGCATGCTGCGCCAGCCAATAGCGTTCAAAAACCACCGTTTTTGAACGGCCTCCCCGAAGCTGACATTGGTGCACTTGCAGCGAAAGCTTACTTTGTCCGCAGAGCAGACCCTGGTGCTTGATGCATCGAAGGTCCGCAATCCGTCACCTC